TTCATCGAGAGTAAAGTTAACATAGAAATCCATCTTCCTGAGATAGTCTCCGATGAGTTTATTCATCGCTGGAAGATAACGTCTAATAATTCTACTCTTAATTCCATTGTCTTTCAACAATTGTCCAGCAACACTTAATGTATCTTTATCTTTCTTAGATGTAATAAAACTATCTTTGATTGATTTTTTGTCATCAACATAAGCAGTGAGTTTTTCAAATTCTGCTTTCTTGCTACTGGTGGGAGCATTAAGATCTTCAATCTCCATCTCCCGAGTACCAATCTGTTGATCTATAGATGATACTTCATAGTTCAATTGATTGACAATAGAATTGATCTCAACAATTTGTTCAGATAACTCCATGAACTTTGATTCCCGAGTTTCTTCTTGCTCAATAGACTTCTCAAGATCACCAAAGCCTCTCTCCAAGGTCAGTAATTCTTTGTCACCCTCGTCAACCTTTTGATCTCGGAAGTCTTGGCCAATCTCCTGTGTACATGTAGGACACACATGATTGTTAATAAAAAACTCAGTCTCTTTCTTACAGGTGTTGATCTTTTGTTGAATCTTCACACGGAAAGTATTGAGTTGCTTGAGTTTCTTTTTATTATCAGCAAGAGTTTTTAACTCAATATTATAGTTAGTAAGAAGTACAGTTTGATCAGCAACGTTTTGTAACGTCGATGATTTATCCATCTTCAAAGTCCTGATGATTTCTTGTTTCTTTTCAATCTCAGAATTTGTTTTCTTCTCCAACTCCAGCATGTAATTTTTCTGGAGTTCGATTTTGTCAGATGATAACTTGAGTTGATATTCTAGTTCTTTGATCTCTTCATTGTTATCACGTACCTTGTCTTTCAACAGAGTGTTCATGACAGAAAAGATTTGGATGTCTAGAATATCTTCGATAATTTCTCGACGAGATGCCACTGGCATCTTCATGAAAGGAATAAAAGTAGATGAACCAAGAACTACAATCTGAGTAAAAGATTTGTAATTCATCTTCAGAATGTTTTGCTCCAGTTGTTTCTGGTAGTCAACTACTGTAGATGACTGATCAAGCATCTGATCATTCTGGTAGATCTCAAACGTATTAGGTTTGATACCCCGAACAATTTTAAATTGGTTTTTACCAATACTAAATTCAACTTCTACTTCACAATTTTTCTCATTAATGCTGTTAACCAGCATAGGTTTATTAATCTTACGAAAAGGTTTACCAAATAATGAGAAGGTCAATGCGTCAAGCACGGTGCTCTTACCAGCACCGTTAGATCCAATGATCAAGTTAGTTTTGTGTGTAGTAAGATCCACTTCAGTAAAAACATTACCTGTTGACAGGAAGTTTTTCCAGCGAATCTTTTCAAATACTATCATTCTAAGTCTTTCGGTGGGATCAAGAAATCATCTTTAGTTATTATAGCATACTTTTGGAATCTGTCCTCACAAGCTTTGATAATTACTTCATCAGCAATCTCAACAACTTGAAGAGTCGGGTGAGCTTCCTCTAATTCAAGCATCCCGTTATACCGTTCAGCATCATCAGCATCTTCAAAAATAGGAATGATCTGATCTTGAAGATCATCAAGAACAGAAAATACCCCCTCCACTTTGTTAGCTAACGTGAGGATAAACATCAGACCACTTCACAACTTTCAATATATAGGGATCTCATTAATTTCTTTAGTTCGGTTTTATCTACCGCCATGTCAGTTTCGTCAACGTATTCGTTGAGAAGCGTCATAGTATCTTTAACTTCCAAATTTACTTCGCTATCACCATCATCTTCAGCAGCAAGAGTTTCTACAATCTTGATGTCGTGTACTCCAACATCATATAAACGATCTACTAGAGACTCAAACATATAGTAGTCTGCTTTCTCTTCAACAACAATTTTAATGTACTTGTCAGCGTACTGATCAACATCAATTTTATCATAATTATTAACTGAATCGTTATAGAAAATTTTATCAAAGATCACATACGGATTTTTGACTCTATTCAGTTTGTTGGATGCTGGTTCGTAGAGATGGAACCCACGCTCATCATTGTAATCATTCCAGTACATCTGGTATGGGTTACCTAGGTAAGTGATATTACCTTTCTTAGATTTGTGGTGGTAGTGACCAGAGAACACTTGCTTGAATCGCTTGTAGATCTTTGGGTCCATACCGTGCTCCATCTTAAGACCAGGAGTTACCTCAAACCCATCGAGTTCAAGGTGTCCCATGACGATTTCGGCATTCGTGCTCTCAAGGTGCGATAACGTTTCTTCTTGGTTTTCTTTATTAATCCAGGGGACGAAACAAATTGGAGTATCTTCAATGTAAGTAGTACACACTCCATCGTATACCTGTATATTCTCATAGTCTTTTAATAGCAAAGCAGGGGAATTAATCTCATTAGTATTCTTGTAGTATACACAATGATTACCAAGAATCATATGAACAGTGATGTCCATACTAGCCAAGCGATCAAAATAAGAGCGACGGATCCGACTCCAAACATTAAAATCAATGCTTTTCCTGTTGTCAAACGTATCGCCAAGATCAATGATTGTTTTAATTCCTTTTCTTTCAATCGTTGGGAAAAAGATTTCTTCATAGAATTTCTCAAAGTAATTCCAAAATGCTAGTGATCCTTTACGGCCGTCTAGATGTTGATCAGTAATTAAAGCAACAGTCACAGTTTGACCCCCATAGAGGCTCCAGTGACATATGTATGATCCTCAAGCGTACCGTCTTGTAGACACTTCAGATGCCATCTTGTTATCTGAGTAACTCCATCTTCAGTAGCACCAGTAATAAAGTTAGCACCAAAGGGTTCTTTCAATACACTAGTATAAAGACCGAACATAGTTTTCTTGATATAGAAAGCATCATCAATCCAAACCTGATCATCAGGAATATTTTTTTCTATAGTAGGATTAGATCCTAGACTAGTCGCTAGCGTTGTCTTGTTCTTTTCCATTTTTATAAAATCCAAAGGGTCCTACTTTTTCTTTAGCTCTTTCTTTCATGACAGCACTACCGAGTGCTTCCATAACTTTAAGAACATCTTCTGCTTTAGTGGGACCATTTCCCATATGTTCTACTACAAAATTGTACTTGTCAAAAAATTCACCAGATACACATTTGTAATCTTCAACTGTAATCGCTTTATCTTTCATCGGTTCATTCTAATTTCAACGTTTTCTTTGATACTACCCATGGCAGAATAACTAGAGTTCATATCATTACCGTAGTCATCAGTATGCATCACGTGCTCGAAACCTGTCTTTTCTAAGATCTTTTGTTTGATGTCCATCTGACGTTTCTCTTTCTGAATCCTACGAAGGAAAGCATAGTAGATGATCTGTGTAAAGTAAGCAAAGGGATTCTTAGATTTTTCAGGATCAAAGTTGTTGATGTACTGAACACAATTTTCTACACCATCAGAAATCATATCTTCACGAAAAGTGTAGTTGACAAAATTTGGTTTATAAGAAAGATGTGTAGCGATCTTAAGAAAACAATCACCAATGTAATGGGGGATTCTTGGTCGTGCCTTATCCTGCTCTTGTGCTTCACGTACTTTATTTTTAAATACAGTGATTGCTTCCAAGAAGTCTTTGTTATTTACGTAATACTCGGTGTTCTTTTTTGACATAAGACATGTTTTGATTTGCTTACCATCTATACAGTATAGTCCATGACTGTGATCTTGTCAACCAGCTTGACAAAACCTCAGAAACCCAGTACAATAACTCTGTCAGGGGTTAAGAGAGACATAGCTTTTAGCTAGTCTTATAGATCTTTTCTAGTGTTTTTTTCATATCGTTAACAGAACCTAGATATCCTATTTTCTCATTAAGTTTAGAAGATGGTACTCTTCCTCCAGATTTTTCCTCATCATTTCCATCTACAGTAGATAGATAATAACGTTGTATTCTTTTGTCTAGTTCTGACATTGTTAGTATTCTATCCATAGACAGAATAAACATATTGTCGTAGGTGGAATGAATCCAGTCTACTAGAACAAATCCTTGTACTAATTCCCCATTTTTACGAGACTTAACAGCCTCTACTTTTTTAGGATTCTCAACAAGGAGTTGATCTTCATCTTTTAAGTAACAAACTTTGGCAACAATTTCTTCGCCAGTTGTTAATTTAATTGTTGAATAAAATTCTTCTTCCATATTATTTTAATTTGATAGGTATAACTTCATACTTAAAGTTTTCCTCCTGGTAGATCTTGATTCTTTCTGTCAAGTGGTTAAGGGTATAATTGGTTCTACTGTTGGAAGAGATATCATCAGCGATATCATATAATGTTGCTATGTCTTTGCCTTCGCCTTTCCTGAGGACACGTCCGATAGACTGAAGATTACGTACCCGTGACTTACTAGGGGAAGCAAAGATAATGTTGTGTAAACGTTTAATGTTAATGCCAGTAGAGAAAGTGCCGTATGAAGCAATGATGACGGCGTTGTCCTGAGTCTCCGTAAGTCTACGAACCTCTTCTCTATCTTCTACATCTGTACCACCATGAACGAAAAAGATTTCACGGTCTTGTATGTTACTATTTATTAATTCATAAAGTGGTTCTCCATGCTTCTCCACATAGTTAAACAGCACTAGAGTATTTCCTTCAATATCACTAACTAGATTTTTAATAAGGTTGTTACGTTGTTCGTGTTCAACAATGTATTCCATCTCAGCATGATAGTCTTCAAAATATTTGTACTCATGCTTACATACTAATATTTTAATTCGTAATTTAGAAAGATGCCCTTGCTTGATCAGGTCATCAGTTCTTGTAACCTTCTCACAGGCACCAAAGAGACCCTCCAGCACCCACTTGTGAGTCTTGCTACCATCTAGTGTACCTGTGAACCCAAAGCGATACTTAGCATTGTGTAGTTTGGTCATGATGCCTGTCAGACTCTTCGACTTAAATAGATGTGCTTCATCACCGATAACACACTCAATGTCATCGAAGTATCTTTTGGGAAACTTATAGATTGATTGCCAGGTAGATATGACAACTGGTTTATCAGTATTCTTATCTTTGCCTGAATAAATGGTGTGACAATACTCATCAGCATTCCATCCATAGTCTTTAAAATCTTTTACCATCTGTTCTACTAGAGATGTAGTAGGAACAATCAATAGTATTTTTTTATTTGCAGCAGCGTAGTACCTCACAATACTGTAAATCATAAGAGATTTACCAGAACCTGTAGGTGACAAGAACAATCCTCTGTTGTTCTTCAGTGCTTTATACACTGTCATGTATTGGTAATCTCTAGGTTTGTACTTAGAGATGTAATTCATATAATCGGCAACACCTTTGGGGGAGACGAACTTATTGGGTTCTTCTACATTTCCATACCAATCATTAGATTCGTAAGTTAATTTATATTTTCGCTCGTCACACCATTGTTTAAGATGTGGAAGTAATCCGCAATACAAATCACCCGTAGCAGGAGAGTACAGGTGAATCATACCATCCCAGTATCTAAACCTGGGTTGCCTTTTTAAAAACTTTGCCTCTGGTAATTCAAAGGAGAAGTAAT